GTTCCACTACCTTCTTCAACAGTTACGATGTAAGGTAGCTTGATACCAGTCGGCTCGCCGTCTGGACCAATATCTTCAAAGCCTTCTAAATCTAGATCCACGTGACACTCTAGAAGAGTATACATAGGAATTTGTTTTCCAGATTTTTTAGTGCCTTCTAATTCTTTTTCTTTTTTAGAAACTTCATCATTAACAGTGACACCTGGAGGATTTAATTCTACGTCAGAATAAAATCCAGCCACTTGTTGTTTTCTTAAATCGTTCTCTGACATTTTAAGAACATGAATGATAGCCTCTGCTTCTTGTAAACTGTTTGCTGTATATGGCACAATTAGATCATCTGCGGGCACAAATTTAGATACAGCTCTGCCTAATAAATCATCGTAGTAAACTTTTTTAAATGTAGATCCTGCAAGAGGTAAGTGAAACAACATAGAATCAAACTCTGGTTCGTATTCTTTCATCTGATCCATGATTAAATAATTCATGAAGTCTTTTACTCTGTGTGCTTGTTGATCTTTTGCTGGTGTTTTAACTCCAAGCACTTGTGTTCTTACTGGACCGTCACTTGGTAATAACTCTTTGTATGCTGTAGCTTGAAACTGTGTAACAGCTTCTGCCAAAACTGGGTGCGTTGCACCTGAAGCTCCTTGAAACGGCTCTGTTCTATTTTCGTATTTAAATCCTAATAGGTCAAGACCGTCTGTGTAAGATTTTTCCCAATCTTTTCTAGACATCTTGTAGTCGATGTAGTTATTTTTTAATTCTGATCCAAGTGGATTTAAAACATCGTCAGGTAAAATATCTGCAAGATTATCGAAATGAGATTCTGTGCCAGGTATGTTTACAGCACCTGGTTCAAAGTTGATAGTCGCACCTCCATCTTCTTCTGGTGTAACTTCAACAGGTTGTTGTACTTTGATTTCTTCCTTTACCTCGACCTCTTCGCCCGGAACTTTGACCTCGGTACGAGTGTTAGGAAGTCCTTTATCTATATCTGCCATTTAAACTCCTATAGTTTCTTAACATTTTTTTGCAAAGAAGCCAAGCCTCCTGAATCAGGATTCATGGACGTAATTTGTGGGCCTTTGTCAATACCAGCTAGTTTCATTATACCTCCACCTGCAGCACCAAATCTAGCCCCCTCTTCAATTAATCTATTTTCTTCTTCTCGTTGAAAAGGACTTTGTATATAAGAGCGTGGTGGTCTTATGTTAAAATCATTAATCACAGGTGCTCCAAAAGGTAAACCTTGTGTGCCAAAAAATCTTTCTTGATTAGCGGAACTACCTCTGGCATTTCTAAATAATTCTCTAAAAATTATTTCATTAACTGGACGACTTCCATCATCAAGTTCTTTAGTTCTGTAAAAATCAAGAATATTTCTTTTTGTTAATTCAGGTGCATCACCTATTTTTGCTCTTTCTGCTTCTAAAAATTCATCTGGTATGTTAGCCAAAGCTATATTGTCTAATGTCAGCATGGGTGGAGCTACACCTTTTTGTTTTTTCTCTGGTGTAAACAAAGTTTCAAAATCATCTGTCTCAGCGCTTCTTGCATTTACCATGGCTTTATAAAATGGATCTCTCGTGCCGCGAATATCCTCTGCCTCCATCTCTAACCGAACTGCTTGATCCAAAACTGACTCTCGTTGATATTTATTTTTTACATTTTGTTCAGCAGCTTTTATAAATTGTTTATCTACCTCTAATTGATTTTGTGCATCAACATTTCCGGTATAACTAAAATCACTCTCGTCTAATACAGCTTGATTAGTTTCTAAATTACTTTTTGCTGTCGCTAGTTGCTCTAAAGATTCTTTATAATCTCTAGCTCTCATGATTATGTCTGCATTTTCTTTTCCCACTTCTTTTTCAAATTTTAATCTGTCCGCCATCTTACCTTGATTACCGAGCAACAAATAATCCGCACCTCTTAATAAAGCTTCACTAAGTCCAGCTCCTCTACCCATATCGTACAAAGAAGCTCCAGCTACCCAAATGGCTTCTGGTATCACACCAAACTTCATTACAGTTCTACCAATAGGTGTTGCTTTATTTAAAAAACTTGTTAAATTTTTTTGTTGACTAGGTGATAATTTATCAAATTTACCTTCGTTAACAATATTAGCTCCTGCTTGCACACATCGAACTGTGGCTGTTGCGCCTTCTTGGAAACCAATACGACCACCATCTTGAAAAACTTGTTTACCTTTAAAATTAGGACAACCTAACGCTGCTAATACCTGTGCTGTTTTTTTGTTTTCTGGTTTTAAAAACTCCTCTATTGTCATTGCACCTTTTGGAACAGATATACCGTACTTATCTCTTTTAGCTGCAGAGACAAGATCTAAACCCTGACCTTTTAATTCTGCGATACGTTTTTTTCCAAAAGAAGTTTCTACCTCTCCTGGTTTAATTAATTTAGGTAACTCCACGTTATATTTACTTTCTAAAGCAGATGCCTTTAAATTATAATTATCAGCTATTTTTTTAAAATCACCACCCGCCACTATTTTAGCTCTTGCTGTAGATAATTGTCCTTGTAAATTAGCTAAAGTTTTTTGATTTAAATTTTCCTCCATAACATCTATAAACTGAGAAAATTCAGCGCCTGATCTGGAACTACCTGTAACTCCAGCTATTTCGTTAATGTTAAATCCTTTTATTTTATTATCCTGTAAAATTTTTCTAGCTTTAGATTTTAATGAAGCAAATGTTCCTTTTTCCTTACCAAGTTTACGATCAATAGTTTCTAAAGCAGCTTCATAAACTCCACCTCTATAAACATCTCCAAAAGGAGCGGTCTCCATTTTTGCAAACATTTTATTTGCGGCAGAAATGTTTTTTCTAATATTTTGTAATTCAGGATTTTTAAATTTGTGTCCTCCGTATATCTGTGCCAACCTAGCTGTCGCTCTTCCAGCTTGCCCTGGTTTTAATTTTAATTTAGAAACAACATCTTGAATTATAGGAAGATTTCCTTCTCTATATACCTGTTCATAGTTTTTATGTAATTTTAAAATAGCATCTACTGTTGGTGCTCTTAATTGATTAAACTCTGGTGATCTTAAAGCTGTTTTAAATTTTTTTATTTGAGCTTGAGTAGGTGGCTTGTAGTATTTAAATTTTCCTGCTGATCCCTCAGCTTTAATACTTCCGAAAGAATCTACAAAATCTTCTGCAGCGATTTTTCCAAAAGTGGTTCTACTCTTTTTTCCACCCTGAGTAAATTTACCTTCAACTTTTTTAGGTTTAATCTCAACACCTAATGCATCAGATAAAATCTTAGCGTATTCTTTTTCGGTTATTAATCCTTTTGTTTTATTAAGAATTTTTCTTTTTCTTGGCGCATCATTTACCCAATTACTTCTTACTCTAGCGTCTGCAAATTTACCCTCACCCCAAACTTCACCTGGATTAGTTTGTGCAAATAGTTTTGCATCTTGTGGAGACAAAGGTTTAACAGTGCCTTTTATAGTTGAAAAACCTTTTCCTGTAACTTTTCCTTTTCGAACTTGAAATCTTTGATCAGCAGGAAGTTTGTTATATTCTTCTAAAGATTTTTTTTGAGTAAAGCCTTTGTTCTTACCCCATTTTAAAACAATTCTTTTTTCTTTTGGAGTTAACTTATCAGCAAAACCACCATTCTCAAATCTTTCTCTAGGTCGCGTAAGGTACGACATCATCTTATTATATTTTGAGACTTCCATTATTCTCCCATCATGTAGGCAAGACCACCGCCTGATTTTTTCATTCTAACTTCTTCTAAAATTTCATCTATAGATTCTAAACCATCGTCAAAATCTTCAAAATCACCTTCCATATTTGTAGGTCTAGCAGTTGTCTCTTCGTACTGTGCTGGAACTTTTACAGGCTTTCCATCTTTGCCTATGATTGTTTCTGGTGGTGTGTATTCTATTAATTCTTTACTAGCAATTCCTTCGTATACTTCATCTCCCGCCATAGCCATTCCTGTATTTGTTTTTTCAATTTCAATGGCACCTGTAGTTAGATCTTCAGTCATCCTAAAATCTTTATACTTAGTAACAGCTTGTCTTTCTTGTGTGGCTGCTATCGGTGTAATATCATCACCAAGTAATTTTATCTTCTCTACAAGTTTTGGAAAGTATGCAGGCACTCCACTTGATTTTGCAACCTCTGCAGTCTTTGCAACTTTAGCTGCAGGTTTTAAAAATTTACCTACAAGAGGTATTGAAGCAAGTCCACCTAATAATTTTAA